CTTCACAGAGATACATTGAGGAAGTGGCGCACTACGCATACGCCACGAGTCAATGATATCGAAGCCGCTCTCAACTATCTGGGCTACACACTCAAGCCAATACGCATCAAAGATTGACATGACTGCGACATTGCAGGAGTATCCCTGCATGAAAAGCTACATGACAACGCTCACTAACAGAGCCAAACGCCACAGAGTTCCGCTCAAAGATGCTTTCATCAGAGCGGGGCTGCCCGACTCAACATATTACAGAGCCAAGCAAGGCAAGGAGTTACGATACGAAACAGCTAAACTCGTGTTTGATTATATAACCAATGCCAGCCAAAAACAGACGCATCAAAAAAAATCTTAATCAAGGCAAGTCACAAACATGCGAAGCATGTGGAGTAGTGACACCTTGGTTTGTCTGCCCTGTTGCTGGCATCAACCCGCCGTCTTGGTACACAATCTGCCTTGACTGCTATCAGGAGAACCAATGGCAAACAAGAATCGCGACAAGGGAAACTACCACGAAAGGTGGTTCGTCAACTGGCTACAAGAACTTGGCTTCACAGCCAAACGCCAGCCCCTCTCAGGCGCACTCGGAGGAGAATACTCCGGCGACATTATCTGGAAACTCGGACGACTTGAGTTGGTGGTGGAAGTAAAATACAGAGACAAGTCAAACTTCCCTAATCCATTCACCGTTGTGCGCGACGTTGCATTTTACAAACGCAAAGTCGGCAAGCCCAAAACTCTGGTAATCTTTGATGGCGATGTGTTCGAGCGAGACATTGCCCCGCTACTCACGAAGAAAAAGCGAGTAGCCAAGTCAGGGCTTACAGAAGATTGGCAACCAAGTTCTGATCTACAACAGGACATTGATAACAAGTTAGGAGCAAAGATAAACCATGACGCTGAAACAGATAAGTTCCGCAATCACCACCTCTCGAAAGGCAACACATTCAAACGACCTGACCTCGCTTATAGAAAGTGGTGTCGTCAAGCAGTTGAGTGGGGAACAGCAGCAACGAGCAGTGGCTCGTCTGTTGGAAGTAAAAGATCCGGCAAAGGTGGACAGCAATCTGGTCACTTCGCTGGCATCCTTGCCGGGCTTGACGATTAGTCCTGTTGAACGCACACGATTCCCTCGTGATGCTGACATACAAATCACACTGTTGCGCTACGACATACAATGTGAGGACGAACAGTCACTGGATCGTGCGTTAAACGCCGTACAAGCGTCACTGACGCCTCTCTCGCCAGAAGATATAGGTAAGCAGCTAACTATGCTTGCCACGCTTGTGGTGAAGCCCAGTGGCGAAACAGCAGAAGATCAGACAATCAGGATCAAATCGCTCACATCACAACTGATAAAGTATCCTGCGGACATCGTGCTGTATGCCGTCCAGAAGGTCGCTGAGTCGTGTACCTTCTGGCCGGCATACGCCGAGTTCCACAAGCATATCCATTGGCGCATAGAAAAGAGGCAGAAACTAATGGATGCACTTGTATCCAAGAAGGTTGCGCTTACTGCATACTCGCAGTAGAATACATACAAAGGAGAACCAAATGAACCGAATAGGATTTATCGGCGGTAGCGACATGCGCCGCATCATGCAAGGTGACTGGATATCACTCTGGGAAGAGAAGACAGGACGCAAAAAGCCTGACGATCTATCAGACGTATTGCCAGTGCAACTTGGTACATTCACCGAACAGTTCAACATCAACTGGTTTCAGCAGCAGACAGGCAAGCAAGTGTCTGCCAGCCAGCATGAGATCAAGCTGGATGTAGACGGTGTGCCATGTAAGGGGATGCTTGACGGTCTTGTCGAAGGCGTCACACCAATCGAATGCAAGCACACCTACGACAACAACACCATTGAGAATGTACTCAAGCAGTACATGCCACAGATCCAGTTCTATATGTGGGTTGGCAACTACACAGAGTGTTACCTGTCAGTCTTGTTTGGCAACAGACGCTGGGACTCAGTGCGTGTATCTCGTGCCGATGATTATGTCGAGCGTATGCGTGTGCATCTCAAGACATTCTGGCAGCTTGTTGTAGATGACACACCGCCAGCAGAAGCTGACGAGGTGTATGGCAATCATGTTGCCTCGCCCAACACAGACAAGATTCCTGTCAACGATATGGTCAAGCGTGATGCGTCTGGTGACAATGAGTTCATCAGCCGGTGCCATGACTACATCGAGCAGCAGGAAAATGCACAACTATTTGAATCTGCCAAAGCCGATCTCAAGGCAATGGTAGGCGATGGAGAGCGAGAGGTGTACTGCGATCTCCTCACCATCAAGCGCGACAAGCGCGGATCACTTCGTATCGCAGTAAAGGAGAACCACTATGACGACTAAGAATCTAGCCACAGCGCTAATCAAGTTCCACGACAGTGGCGCAGCAGCCAAGAAGGGTGCAGCCAATCCCTTCTTCAAGTCCAAGTATGCCAGCCTAGAGGAAGTCATTGAGACTGTCCGCGCAGAAGCTGGCAAGGTTGGGCTGACATTCACCCAGCTTGTCGACTTCGATGAGCATCACATCTTTGTAACCACAACAATCATGCACGAGTCTGGCGACTCAATGACTGGTCGCACACCTGTGCTTACCAAAGACAATACCGACCCGCAGAAGATGGGCAGCGGCATTACCTACGCCAAGCGTTATGGTTTGCAAGCAGCCTTTGGCCTGCCGTCAGAAGACGATGATGGCAATGCAGCCAGCGTGTCCTCACCCAAAGTAACCAAAGTTGCCAAGAAGAGCAGCGCACCAGCAGAGGAGACATGGTAATGCTAGGAATCAACAAACGACTCGACAAGATCGAGTACCGACTCGCGCGTATCGACAAGATGCTTGAAGACATGCTGACAGTTCCAAAACAGGTACCGTCAGTTGTAGTTCGCAAGCCAGTATCGGAAAGCAGACAACGCAAGACAGACTGGTATCCAGAGAGTCTAGCCAAGTTCATGCTGACTAGATACAGAACCATTGATGATGCAATGGCTAAGTTTGGATACACCAAAGAGTCAGTCAGAACCTACATCAAAAACATGCGCAAAGCAGGACTACCTATCAAGACTCGCGGACGCGCACCAACTCAATACAAGATTGACAACCCACACGGAGGGGCAAAACCCAATGGCTGAATACGACAACACAAACTCCGGCATCGCCGGTAAACCTTGGCCCGAACAGAAGCTGCTGCTTAACGGCAAGCTGAATGTATTCGGTGAAGACATGCCAATCGTCATTGTCACAGCAGAAACAAACACAGGCGAGAAGCGCCTAGAGGTCTTCCAGAAGATCGGTGTTATGTTTAGCAACGACAAGAACGGCAATGACAAAGCGCCAGATTACTCAGGCCCACTCGACGGCTTGCATCAAGACTGGCGCGTTGCTGGTTGGCGCGGTGAGAAAGATGGACGCAAGTTCATGTCACTCAAAGTCAGCGAGAAACAAAAGCAACAACAAGAAGCAGAACCACAGCAAGAAGTTGCTTCACAAGAGGTCGATGATGATATACCTTTCTAGGCAGTCGGTTTTGGTTCTCCGGCTTAACTCCTAGCAAACTGACGGTCAGACCAACCTCACGGTCTGGCCGTCTTTCTTATGGAGACAACAATGATACTTGTAATACCAAGAAACGATGGCTTGAAGATTAGCGTCGAAGGCAAGCTGCATCACAAAGACATGACGCCAGAAGAAATGATGCAGATGGGTATTAGATTCCAGCAAGCCGCATTAGAAATGATTAGGCTGGAACAGCTAGAAGCCGCATCCGATCAACCAGACGCTGCGCACGGTTCGGCACCTGTCGATACCAACGGCTAGATTCCATCTGGTTTGCAGCCTCGTCCCACTCAGCAGCCTCAACAGCAGCCTTCATCATTTTGAATTTTGATAATCTTGGATAACCAAGGTTAAACATCATGTTGGCAATTATTAACTGACAATCATCTGGTAACTCTGTGAAGCTGTCATACAAACGCAAACAGTCACGCCGCACACTATCAAGATCCTGCTCGAAAGCCTCTCGCACCCGATCCTCATCAATCGGGGTGCCGAGAGGCTGGCCGTGTTCTGGATCATCTTCACGCACTAAATGCCCCACACCAAATGTAGCGTATCCAAGATGATCGTTATAAATTTCATACTTACAACCCTCATCAATCTTTAACTCTTCCATCAGCTTATCGATGTTCATTTCTTCAATCCTTTTAGTCCGCGCAAACCAAATGACGCTGCTATTGAGGCATACATTGCCCACTGGAACCAGCTTGGTGTACGACTCAACGCATCAAAGCCACGCTCAACATAGGGCTGCAATGGCGGGATAAAACACATGGCAATGATAGCTATAAACAGAATAGTCCAAGCCTCATCCTTCCAGCTATCCTTGCTGGCTTCAGCCATAATCTTTTCCCAGCCAGCTTCATGCGTGGCAGCGACCTTCATTACCTCAGCCTCAGCTTCAGCACGAGCCACTTTTACTTGACTCTTAGCAGCTTTCTCAGCAGCCTTGCCTTTCAGCCAGCCACCAGCCAGTTCACCTACAATGGGCAGTAAAGCCTGTATCATTTACTTTGTCCTGTTGTGCATGTCCCACATTA